TACCAAACACACCATCCTCTACTAACGGTAATTCCTCTTCCATATTAGCAAGCTCATTATCGTAATCAAAACCTACTTCTTCAAGGGCTGTGTTATAACTAATCATTCTTCTATCAACCAGCTGTGATATGATATTCATATACATAATAGTATCTTTAAGTATACCATCATCCCATCTAATCTTAGGAAACCTCTCAAACCCCATAGCCTCAGCTATCTGCTGATACTCATTATAAATCCAACGAGTGACCTGGCGTCTAGCATAGTCTATCTCTTCTTGTACACCTTTTATAATAAGCTGTGCTTCAGCTACATTAAGATCACCATTGCCATCCAGGAAAGCTCTTGATATTGCCAGGCCAGCAAAGATATCCTCATTAACCTGCATATACTTCTCTTGTCCTAGAATATCTCCAATCTCTGGTGATACAATTTTCTCCACCTGTAATGTATGATTCCAGACTACATCAAATGACTTACCAGATGTATTAAATAACTGTGATACAGCCTCCAGCTCTTCTTGTGTTACAACTGGGTAGTCATCATTACCTATTGTAATCTTTAACATATAGTTAGTAATACCATCTAGAGTACTTAAGTCTGCTTGTCTTAATGATTTCTTATATTCCATAGAGTCAAATATCTTTAGTGATCTAGGTTTTGCGTAACGCTCATACGGCATCTTTCTATATGTTACGAATCCTACTAGTCTTGAATCTAGTTGAAATTCTCCGCCGGCTTCAGCGGCTGCCTTTAAATCAGACGGCAAAGCTTTTATCAATGCCTTCTCTTCCTCAGTCATTTCACCCGAAGGTTTCTTTAACAACTCTGTTAACTCAGGAGGTGGTGTGAGTTTTACACTTACTTTATCAAACAACAAGTTACCTTCTATATTTACTAATAATGGATTCAATACTGTATAGCTTACTGGTAGATGTCCCTTTGACCAGATGTTTTTCTTGGCCGCGTCTTCTTTTCCAGTAGCTTTCTTAGTAGTTGTTTTTCCGTTTTTTATTTTCTGTCCTGGGATTGGTGAGAGGTGAGATACACGTGGTTCGTACTTAGCCAAAACCTTATATGTAGTCACGTGGCCGTATTTGAAAAAATCTAAAAACAACCAGTCTATTAACTCGTAAAACTTTACATCAAATGCCCATACATCGAAGAAATTCTTTATGTTCTCATCGTCTATATCATGCTCAAATCCTTTTGACGCCAGGCCCGCTAGTAAATTTATAGTGGAGCCGAGCTCAGGAACAGTATTGTAATAGTTTATGGCGTTCTCAAACGTCTCTCTGGCTGTCTGCTGTAGTGGATCTTTTGCGTTAGTCTGTAAATCTAAGAACGTACGATCTATTGTATCTCTAGAAATTACAGCGGCCTTGTCCTTGTACACTTTTGGCACTATACCACCACGCTCCAGATATGCCAGTGTTTTAGGCTTAGGATCTAAAAAGAATGTAGACTGCCCTGTCTTTTCATCCGTAGAAATAGCCTTAATACCTACATCTGGGTATTTCTCTTGAAGATCAGCAGTAAGTTTATTTAGTTTTTCTTGATCCATTTAATTCCTCTCCTTATACAAGTTTAGCGACATCTAACTCTCTACCCGTGTGGCCATCTCGTCTTCCAATACGTACGTCTGTGGGTTGATTAGTGCCAGTGTGAATATACATATCAGTTACTCCACTATATGTGGTACCACTGAATGTCAATGTTCCACTACGGTGTCTAGTGTAATCGTCTGCCCAGGACGGTAAATGCTCTTCACCGCTTACCGTTGTACCTGCTCCCGAAACAGTAGCCCACCAATTTCCGGCTTGAAAATCTTTCTCCATTGTTGCCATGGTCTACCTCCTATTTATCTGTGTCAAACTCACTATTTGTGTCCTCAGTAAGCTTGGTACGTGCTATTATTCTACTTGTTGCCAAGGTTATAAATCCGCCACCTAAAAAACTTAATCCAAGCTCCGCAGAAATCCATGGTGCTAAAGGTTTAACAGCCTCATTCATATGAAACATGCCCCATATTACAGGGACATATAGAATAACTAACCACTGGAATTTCATAGAGGCTACATTACGTAATAGCTTCTGAAGCCAAACATCCCAGAAATTACTTTTAAAAATACTAAGGTTTTCGGACATAATCATCTCCCAAAATTAGTGTAGTTCTCTATTAAATAGGAAGGTTAGTTTATTACTTAATTCTCTTCTTGTCTTTTAATACAGCATGACCTAGACCGCGGTCACTACCTATGATAGAGCCGGGACCCAAACCTCTCTTCTTATTAAGAACATTCCATGCAGAACCAGGTTTACGTTCTCTAATATAACCAGCTGACTGAAACAGAATAGGTTCTTGATCGCCCTCCATCTCTTTAGCTACCATTCTACACCCATGAGCTGCCAGAATTACAGCAGAGTATAAATCCTTGTTCTGTCCTTTCTTAGGTGTATCAAAATGTAATGCGCCTGATGCTGTCTGTGTTACAATGATGTTAAGCATCTGTTTCTTGAGCGTTAAAATATTTTTATAGGCCTCACCTAATATATCAGCTGAACTTGTGGGAGGTTCAGGAAACATCAGCTTCTTATCCTCTAACATAGCCAGAGTTGTAAAGTTAGCGTCCGCTATCCACGTAGGATTGAAGTTAACCATCTCCAGTATATGCCTACCCTTTATGTGTCGCTTATCGTCGTCTGTGCGGTCAATGAGAGGCTCGTAGTCGTTATATCCATCCTCTAACAAATCCATTATGGCTTTACCACCACCGCCCTTATCTACAAACACCCTTATTACATTAAATGAATCACAGATAGCTTGTACCATCATAGTTAGATCTTGTGTGGTCTTACGTTTTAGCTCTAGTACATTTACTATCTTATTAGGGTTACCATACTTTATTATCACCACACCACAACTGGCGTCGCCTCCTTGACTAGGATCTACGCCTACTACATACTGAGCTCCGGGGTCTCCCCTGACCTCTAATGTGTAACCACTCTCTTCTGTACAAGACTCTAACACAGAGGCCTTGAAGAATCCCTCTGAATCAGAAATCATAGCTGCTTCATACTCCATTCTAAACTCAGCATTAGACATAATACGTTGAGCTTCCGCGATATTGTTTCTATCTAGAAAACCTTTTGGAAGATCCCAATAGGGTATTTGCCATACTCTGTATTGTGAAGCATCGCCGTCTACTTCCATCTGAGACCAATGATCCTTCATACGGCGCCACATGTGATTAAACTTATAGAAACCAGATGATGTCATTATCATCTTATTGACTGTTTCATCTTCAAAATCATCTGCGTTGGCTAGTCCTAATTTAATTAAACGATCCTGTCTCTCTAAGCGCCGGACATTTTCCATGGGTTCCAGTGTAGTAGCACCCATAGGACGGACAACCATATCCAATGTCTGATCTGGTACTTGTGCTAACTCGTCCACCACTATTAAATAGAAACGAGACCCACGAATCTTGGAACCATCGCCAAGAGGTAGAGCTTCTATGAATGATGGATTGTAACCACCTATAGCTTTAAATCTTAAATAACATGTATCTGAACCGCGGGTAGGTCTCTTCTCTGTAGCTTCCCTGAGAAGAGGAGACTTGGAATAAAGTTTTTCAACTTCACTAAATATCATTTTTGACTGTCTAAAGACAGGCGCTATCAATCCTACACGATAGCCTGGGTATAACATACAACTTAAAGCCGACAGTGCTCCTAATAGAAATGTTTTTCCAAAACCACGACCAGCCACTGCTATGACATAGTTCTTAAACCACATATCCTCAAACACTACACGCTGTATGTCAGCTAAATCTATCCGTAAAAGATCATAAGCAGCTATACAGGGATTCTGCCTGTAAAAATTCAGCAGCTCCATCCCCTGATCCATCAATAAATCGGCGGCTTTTATCACTAATCATCGTCCCCCTCATTTATTTCTGTTTCCACATCATACCTGTTGCCAGTATAATCCTTACGGGACTCTAAAATAGCTTCTTCTTCCAACTTATTCTTACGGATTTGTTCTTGAAGCTTTTGTTTCTTTTGATCATCGAATGCTACAGCCAGATCTACTATAGAGAACCCTTTAAACTCATTAGGATTTATCCTGTCCTTACGACGAGCAAACAAATTCTCTTTTAATACTTTATTCTCTTTACGAATCTTTTCAACGGCCGCCGAAATATCTACCTGTCTATCAGCATCATCACGTGCTGTTCTTAGTAATCTAAATTCCAGGCCACGGTTCTTAGCTAAATCCATTATATCATCCATGTCGCCAGAGGTTAGATCATCACCTTCAAAATCAGCCAAATAAACATCTACAAAATCATGATATATAGATGCTTCAGGTTCAGTAAATATTTCTTCTATTGGAATTATATTCTTAACAAGCTTAGTCGGCTCTAACTTCTTTGGTCGGCCGCTTCCTTCTCCTCCCATCTATTACCCCCTAGTAATAACCCATTTCATCAAAATACTCATCAGGATCTAACCCCAGTATTTCACATGCTTCCATGAAAAGAACTATCATCTCTGGTGTTACCTCATGACTAAAAAACTCTATATTGGGCCCTACTGTAATTTCAATACGGTTAGCATTTCTGAGGCTCTTAAGCGTCATGACATCTTCTATCATATCTAAGCGTTCCTCATTTTCTGCCATCCACTCACATACTTCCCCGCCCTCTTCAAAATTACAATACATATTTGTTAATTCTTCCGACAGCGGATTCTTCTGTTTAAAATAAACTATCAAAGAATCTGATATCTTATCCTTTGTTTCCTGTCTGTGTCGTTGTCCTCTCTTAGATTCACTTATTGCCCGTTTACTGGACTCACTCAACCTAAACCCTACTGGCCTACCTCTGCGCCCGTTATTCATAGCTCACCTCCGTTACAGTGGAAAACTCTTTACATTCTGGACATATAATACCAGCAGTCGCCGTAGTGCCGCCAATAACAAAACCGCAGTTATCACATTCGACCGTAGCTGGTTTACCAAGAGGTTTGGCCGCTTTTCTAAAATTAAAATCTAAATTCTTTCCGTCTGATACTTTACTCTCTCTGTGAATTCTGGCATTGTGTTTGTTGACGCCGCCCTTAGGCTCATATCTCCTGGGAGATCCGGGAGCAAGCTCTTGATTCAAGGGGGCCTGTTTTACATGTTTAGCTATATCCCTTTTAAAT